GGCTGATGTAATAGTCGACAAACTAAGTTTACCTTTAAACGTTATAACCCGGAAAGAAGAAAAGATCGATAATGATAATCTAATTAATTTTGGATCAACATAAAACGATCGTCTTCAATTTCGTGGAATACATCTAGGTAAACCTTTTCTTGTTCTACTAATTCTCGGACCAGAAATCAGTCCGATATCCTCCAATCGATGGCCACCAATCGTCTGCTGGATCGCTACACATACACTTTTCATGTATAGTACAGCGCCTTTCAGACCCTGGTTTTTGACCATTTTAGATATGAACGATAACGACTGATAAGTTCCCGAAGCTAAACCATAACTCACTTTCCCACAGACAACTAAGATAATGCTAACAAAGCACTCTTTTAGAAGTCTAGCCAGATTATTTCTAATCAGCAGCACAGAAACTTGATCAGAATCAAAGAATTTCAAAAGGTATCTCATAATTATTATTTATATAATTTTTATAGTTATCCTATGTAACTCTCGTCTTTCGACGAAATTCTGCTCATTTTTCACTCGGTTTCCCTTGCGGGGCCGCAGTGCGTGTGATACACAGAGTTTGGCAACTCCGAAGGAGAACATTCCATATTTACCTTTAACCCGGTAAACAAGAATGTTGCCCTTCAAATTGCTACCGGCCTGAGGCGCTACGTGTCTTTGATTACACTAGTTATCTCAGAAAGGGGCGAAGTGTGGGTTGTAGAAGTAATACTCTTCGATACGGGATACGATTGGTTACGTACCAGCCTGAAGTTAAGCATTCGCTTATAATTCTTCTTGCCTTTGGCACCTAAACAATACAATGGATAGGTTAAGAAAGACATAAAGGTCCTATTACTCGAAATTCATTAATCTCGATCTCAGAATTATACTGAACATAATAAGTTTAAAGCAGCTATGAGTAGCTTCTCCCTCTCCAACTAGGAGAGTTCTTACATCCGTTTCGCGGCGATTTCTGAGGACTTGGTGGTTTTCCGACCAATCCGCAGCACTGACGTCGTATACTAAAAACAGTTCGTCCATATTTACTTTGGACTTCTTCTGTCATTAACACTTAGACGCTTACCCAGTCAACCGATAACAATTATCGTACCGGCGGGGGACATTCGATCCTGGCGTATCTGTCTAGAACTCAGAGAGTTTAGATGGGTAACGCACCAGATGAAGGCCAATCAGATTTGGTTTTCTTCTGAAATTGAGAGCTTTAGC